AATGGTTCGCGTAACATTGATTGACTCCGGCAAGGAGGGTGGCGACTGGAGCGAGGATATTCAGGAAGCTGCTAATATCACTTGCTACGGCGACAACATTCATCCGAATCTTGTCGGAGCGACACCGGGCAAGAGTCAGAGCAACAATAGTGGTAGTGATAAAAGAGAGCTGTTTACATTGAAGCAGAGTCTTGAAGTCGCATTCCATGATTTGATGAACACGCCGCACAATGTGGTTATTCATTTCAATGGATGGGAAGAAAAGGTTTATCCTGACGTGCCAATCATCATGCTCACGACTCTCGATAAAAATACTGATGCACAGGTTAACACAGCAAGAGTTTAATTTATGGATAAGATTACAAAAGAGATATTTGAGATGGTGGTAATGTCATCCATCTCTTCAACGGCAGACGTGTTTGATTCAATGTCTGATGCCATTGATATTGCAACAGACAAACTTCAGAATGAGGTATTAGGAACAGGAATAAAGGTTCAAGAATTGGAAGGTTATCTTAATAAATGGGCTGTAAGGTTCGTATGTCTGGAGGCATTCTACGAATCAATTCCACAGCTTGATTTGGTATTGACAGCAACAGGCTTCGGAGTTGTAAGCAATCAGAATGTAGCTCCGGCATCTGCAGAAAGAGTGAGCAACTTGCGTACTCAAGTAAGGAACGATGCTGATGATGCGCTTGATGCTCTGATTCTACTTCTCACAACTGTAGAATCATGGAATTCAACAGAAATGGCGAGAGTTTTGATCAACTCGGTTTTCTTCACGGCAAGAGATCTCCAGATGTTTATGGGGATGCCAAGGGCACACCGCTCAGACCTCGATGAGATGAGACAAAGAATCACCGGAGAGGAGGAAAAGATAAGGCGAATGATTAGCAATGAGGCTTATGAAGATTTATTGGATAAGCTTAGACGTAACGACTACGGAGATAAGGAAGCTGCTTTGATTTATAAAATCAGAAGCATAATAGGCTGGGCTATAAGTCCAATGGGAATTGGATTTAAGATAGGACTGGAGGACATAAGCAATTATATGGAGAAGAACCTGGAAAGCTTTCCCATTTATGCAGGGAGCGAGGCGTATAAGGTGAAACATTTCAAACCATTCGAAAATGAGAAGGAAAACTCTTGCTACTTTTTCGGATGATGGCGTTCTAAATTTTAATCTTCCATGCAAGTGGGAAGATTTGACGCAGGAACAGCTGAGATATGTCTATTATGCGATGGACATCTTCAATGAGACGGAAGCGAAAGCTTTCATATTCGTTCGACTGACAGGAATCAATGTTGTTCGAAAGAATGATAATGGATGGATATGTTCCGTCAATAATGGACATCGAAAAATACGGTTCATCCTCGAAAACTATCAAGTAGCATCATTCATTAAACACTTGAAATGGATTGAGAAGCCGGCGAGTTATCCGGTGTGTTTGATAAAAATCGGAAAATTTCACGCTATCGATATCATGTTTCATGGATTGAGTTTCATGGATTATCTGATTATCGAAAACTCATATCAGGGGTATCTGTCCACAAAGGACGAAGAACATCTTCGAAGGATGGGAAGTCTGATGTACGAGGACAAAAAGGGGAATCATCCAGATGGCGGAGTGTTCCAGAGAGAAGAATTACTGAGCGTTTTTGCATGGTATGCGGCATTAAAACTTATTTTTGCACGTCAATTCAACCATCTGTTTAAAGGAGCAGCGGATAACACTGGCAATGAGAATGTTGAAGATTTGATGAATGCAGAAATAAGGGCACTCACAGGAGGCGATATCACAAAGGAAGAGGCAATTTTTGAGATTGATTGTTGGCGTGCGCTGACAGAATTGAATGAGAAAGCGAGGGAAGCAGATGAACTTGAAAGGAAATACAGACGATAAGAACTTATTTGATGCAGTCGGTTACTTCCGTAACCTTTGCACGAAGAACAAGCTGGCACGAACAAACAAGTTCTGTCCGTGCACTTGTAGCGGCATCGATTCTCTTGAAGAGGTGCTCGATGCTTTTCGGCGTGAATCGGCATTCATCGCAGTCGATGATACGAACGATGGCGTAACAGAAAGACGAAGCGGAGGTTTCTTCAAGAAGAGGACATTTACGATTTTCGTGATGATACGATACAAGTTGGGTGATATGTCTGATCGGCAGGAGAAGCTTTCATTATGCCGTGAGATATTCAGGCAATTCCATACTCGAATGATCCAGGACAAGGATGAAATGGGGAATGACCTGATATATTTGGGGACAGACAACATCTACTCACGTGAACTTGGTGAGTATTTTATAAGCGGATGTACCGGACTGTACTTCATGGTTGATGTGGCGGAGCCTATAGATTTGGTCTATAATAATACTGAATGGGATGAGTGAGAGGGATATTCATAACGCATCGGAGGAAGATATCAGGAAATGGCAAGAGGAATGGGAGAAGATGATGATAACAATCTGGCGCGAGAAGATAAGGAGGCTGCACGTTGTAGATACGGGACAACTGATGGGGCGTATCGACGGCAGCATGGCAAACGGTGCAGGTGGAACGACAGCGATAATTCACAAGTTCCTGCAGTATGGGATATATCAAGACTGCGGAACAGGACGAGGATACAAACACTGGAATGGAGGTAAGCTTGATTTCCTGGATCCGTTGAAACGAAAAAAGAATATTGCACGTAAGCAGAAGTCGGGCAAAATTACTCTTGGTGAGCCTCGAAAGCCGAGAGAATGGTTCAGTAGAGCATATTATGCATCAATTATGGTCCTCAAAGAACAAATGGCATACATGTATGGTGAAGCATACTGTGGTATGATGACAGAGAGGATAGAAGAGGCAAGCAATCATAGCGGCAGCTTGAGAACAAAGTTGTGGTGATTTCTTTTTCATATTATTTTTTATCAAAGTGTCATAAGTTTATATGCGGGGCTCCGTCGTTGTGAAACGCCGGAGCTTTTTGTCTTTTATGGAGTTACATTTTATTGCTTAGTTTGAAACAAAAAAAATATTTATGAAAGATGCGAAACTTACATGTATGATTGCTTTTCCTCTTAACGGATTACTCAATGGGATGGCAACATATATCTTCGATGATTGGGAGTTCGTCAAATGGTTAGTAGTGCTTATTGTCGTTGATACAATCTTAGGACTGTTGAAACACTGGTACGCTCACGACATATCGAGCAAAGGATATGGAATGGTAATAAAAAAACTGATAGTCTACTCTTCCGTGATGATTCTGGCACACGTTTTATCGAATTTCAAAGTAGGAGGAGAACAGGTTACGGCTCTGCAATGGTTCGGAACATTCGGATGTACTATCTTGATGGTGCGAGAGGGACTAAGCATCATCGAAAATATCGAGGCAATTTTGCCGGGGTTCTTTCCGGCAAGCATTATAAAAAGATTCAAGGATTTTGCAGACAAGGGAGGTAAAGAGTAATGGCAGACGTAAATGTTTTGGCAAAGTTCATCCTGTCATGGGAGGGTGGATTTGCGAACGACAAGGATGATCGAGGCGGAGCGACTAACAAGGGAGTAACATTGACGACATGGCGAAGCGTTGGTTATGATAAAGACGGAGACGGAGATATAGACATCGATGATTTGAAGATGATAAGCTCAGAGGACGTAATCAACAAAGTACTCAAGCCTCACTATTGGGATAAATGTTTGGCTGACCTTATAAAAAGTCAGGATGTCGCCAACATTCTTGTTGATTGGATGTGGATGAGCGGCGCCGTTGCGATTAGAGCCATTCAGAGAGCTCTGGGGGTTAAGGTTGATGGAATAATCGGCGAAAAGACGTTAGCTGCTATTAATGCTGCAGTACCGGAATCACTCTTTAATGAGCTGCACAAACGTAGAGAGGAACACTTCAAGGAGACAGCGGCAAAAAATAGGCAGGGCAAATTTCTCGGAGGGTGGCTAAGAAGATTGAATAACATAAAGTATGGTGAATTGATTATGAACAAATGAAGTGGTTTCTATTGATATTTATAATAATCCTCAATTCTTGCGCTACTGGCAAGCAGAGGAGAACGGAGAGCTTCGCAAACGATTCTATCGATGCGGAAGTAAAAGAGGTGTTCGTCCCGGTGGTTATCCCTGACGACTCAGCAATTATTAGGGCGCAACTCAAATGTAACGAGAAGGGAGAGATTCTGTTATCAATGATAGAAACTCTCTCTTCTGAGAAGGCTACACTACTATTCTCAGTTGATAGTCTGGGGAGATTGAAAGCGGACTTTCACGCAAAGCATGATTCAATCAAGGTAAAGCAGAGAACAGAGAAAAGGATAGTTACAAGAACGATACATGAGAAGGAATATGTAGAAAGGAAG